GGGTATAAGCACGAGGGGAAGCAGTATCCGCCACATGCCCTCGGCCGCTGGCCTGCCAACGTCATCCTCGACGAACACGCTGCCGAAGCGCTGGATGCGCAGAGTGGGGTGTTGAAGAGTGGTGGTGGCGATAAAGGCGGAAAAAATACAACAGCATTTTTTGGCAGTGGCAGCAATTACAGTGCGCATTATAATGCTGATATCGGCGGCGCCTCACGATTCTTCTATATTGCAAAAAGCTCACGAGCTGAGCGTGAGGCGGGGCTTTACGGTACATGTACTGTGAAGTATAATATTGATAAGTCAATATTAGGAGGCTTATCATGGAACGACGTAAGTACGGTAGCGGTTCAATTACTGCAAAAGGTTACATCCGAATTGGAAACACTGAAATGGCTCATCGACGAGTCTGGCGAAAACATCATGGTGCGGTACCCGTCGGATTCTTCATTCATCACATCAATGGAGACAAGCAGGACAACCGCATTGAAAATCTGCAACTTGTTGATGCACTCACTCACAAGCGAATCCACAGTGGATGTGAATTGCGAGATGGCGTCTGGTTCAAGCCATGCAAAAAGTGTGGAGAGTTTAAGAGTGTGGATTCTGACTATTACAAGCGGAAGGATGGAGTTAGCCCATGGTGCCGTCAATGTTGCATCGACAACGCTACAGCAAATAAGCGAAAGCGAGCCATTGCAAAGAAACAACGTTCATAGCACCGTCAAACCCATCGCCCTCATGCGCCATCTCGTCCGCCTCGTCACACCAAAGGGTGGCGTCGTGCTCGATCCGTTCATGGGCAGTGGCTCAACAGGGTGTGCTGCCATGCTCGAGGGTATGCGCTTTGTTGGCATCGACATCACGGCGGAGTATGTGGACATCGCCGAGCGTCGTATTGTGCACTATCTGAATCAGAACCCGATGGAGTTGTAGCACCAATTTCGTGACGTCACGAAATTGGTCAACTAACAAGGATTCCTTGTTAGTTCATCATCCTTGACAGCATCCGTACCATGAAAGCAGAGGAGGGTACATGTACAATAATCGCATCGTTAGACACGGAACTGAAAACCCCGAGCAACTGTTGGCACATCCCGACAACTTTCGTGTGCACGGTCGTGCACAGCAAGACGCATTGCATCAGGTTATGCGTGACGTGGGCGTAGTACAGACCGTCATTGTCAACGAAACAACAGGCCACGTTATTGACGGCCATTTACGCATCGCACTTGCACTTCGCAACAACGAGCCATCGGTGCCGGTAACGTATGTACAGTTAAGTGAAGATGAGGAGCGAATAATTCTCGCCACGTTTGATCCAATTGGCAATATGGCCATGATAGACAGACAAAAGCTTGCTGAGTTGCTAGAAGATGTTGACATTCCAACAGAAGAGCTTGATACGTTTATTGACTCACTCAAAGTGCAAAATGAGATTGTTGACCCAGTTGCAGATGACGCAACTGAGTTGCATGACGACGAAAAAACATATATGGTTGTAGTAGAATTGCCATCGCGCGACGCCTACGACCAAGTGATAATGGAAATGGAGTCACGTGGCTACAAGGTAAGGGGTAATCAATGAATAGAATTATTCGCACAGCCGAAAAGATGCGCACCATTCTTCGTGCAATAGAAATTGGCGCAACGCATCGTATTGCGGCAATGAGTGCTGGCGTGTCCGAGCGCACGCTTAAGCAGTGGACTGACGAAGATCCCGAGTTTCGTGAGCAAGTTGACATTGCCGAAAGTAAATCTGCCATTCGCTTGTTGGCCAAAGTTGAGCAAGCGGCAAACAATGGCGATTGGAAAGCCGCTGCGTGGAAACTTGAACGTCGATTCCCACAGGAGTATGGCAAGCAAATCATAGAGCAAACAGGACAGGTGGACTATGTCATCGACATCGGCATCAGAAAAGAGGATCGTCCGGCACTCAACGATGACGGAGCCTCAACGAAACTTTTGGTTGAGTGACGCAAAGTTTCGTTTGTTTGTGGGTGGCGTTGGCAGCGGAAAGACGCGCGCTGGAATCGTAGAGTGTTTTCGACAAGAGCCACAAAGCAATGGTATGGTAGTTGCGCCAACGTATACAATGCTTCGTGATGCTACACTGCGTACATTTTTGGAGTTGGCAGAAGAGGCCAACATTCTACAATCATTCAAAGAGGGCACGATGATTGCCAAGCTACACGGCAATCGTACTGTGTTATTTCGTTCTGCAGACGATCCGAACAAACTTCGTGGCCCCAACATTGGATGGTTTATGATGGATGAGGCGGCGCTACTTGATGAAATCGTATGGAACATCATGATTGGTCGTTTACGTGAAAAGCCATCACGAGGATGGGCAGTTACTACGCCTCGTGGTAAAAATTGGCTTTATCATAAGTTTACTAAAAGTGCCGGATATGAAATCATCAAGTCGTCAAGTAAAGACAATCCCTACCTACCAGAGGGGTTTGTTGAGTCTCTTGAGCAATCCTACACAGCCGAGTGGCGTGCGCAAGAAATTGAAGGAGACTTTCTTGATCCTGCTGGTGCGCTATTTCGACGTGAATACTTCAAGCTTATTGACCGAGCACCAGAAGGGTTGCAGTGGCATCGTTATTGGGACTTGGCGGCGTCAGTGCGACAGACGGCAGACTACACGGCATCAGTTGCAGTTGCAATGGACGATTCAGGTAATGTATTCTTGAAAGAGGGAATTCACTTACGCGCAGAATGGCCTGATGTGCAGAAGTTGATGATACGCACCATGTTGCAAGATGCATCCGTGTTTCACTACATCGAAAAGGCGTTGCATGGAATAGCAGCACTACAGGAACTGATGCGTGTCAAAGAAATAGCACATATATCCATTAACGACGTACAGCCTCAGGGTGACAAAGTGCAACGTGCGATGGCTTGGGCGGCGCGCGCAGAACAAGGCAAGGTGCATATCGTAAATGGCGAGTGGGTATCAGAGTTTCTTGACGAAGTATCCATGTTCCCACACGGAAAGCACGATGACTATGTTGACAGCGTGTCTGGATCTATGCCGATGCTAGGAAGTGCAGGAAGGTTGCTGCTATGGGATTAAAGTCTATACCGATTGAAGCGTTTCCGCCTGGATATTGGCGAGTGCTTGAAGGCAAGCTTGAGGAGAGCAATGGCATTAGCGTGGTGCATGCTTACAAGTATGTTCCTGTAATGCGACAGTCTATTGACATTCGCGCCAATGCGGTGGCCGGCATGCCATACCTTATTATGCGTGGCGATCAAGACGTGTCACTTGAGCCGGAAATCATTAAGTTTATGACGATGTTGCGACCACTCTTGCGCAAGATTGAATCAGACTTGTGCTTATTTGGCGCAGCCTATTTATTGATAGAGCGCAATCGGTTTGGATTGAATGGCAGACTGCGACCATTATCGCCTGTAACAATTGAGCCTCAGTATGATGATAAGCTTGGCGTTAAAGAGTTTATTCGTACTATCAATGATAAAACGTACACCATTAAACCTGATGAGATGGTGTATTTTTGGTTACAAAATCCTGATGCAGAAGTTGGCCCAGGTGTTGCACCTGCTACTACTGCACTGCGTAGCGCCGCAACATTGTATTTCTTAGATACATTTCTTGAAAACTTTTGGCGTCGTGGCGCCATCAAGGCGACGCTTTTGTCGGTTAGTGGGCCAGCGCAACAAGCTGAAATGCAAAAGTTAGAAGCATGGTGGAAGCGGTTTGTGAGTGGAGTTAAAAACTCGTGGAACTCAGTGGCCATTCGTGCTGATGTAAAACCAGTGGTTGTTGGTGACACACTGAGAGATACTGTCAATCCTGATTTAACGGAGCAATCTCGCACAGACACATTGACTGCATTTGGCGTGCCACATAGCCTCGTGCTATCAAATGCCGCAACATACGCCACGGCAAATGTTGATCGCTTAGCATTTTACGAGTCAACAATCGTACCGCAATGTACGATGATTTGCGAGGTGCTCAATGAGCAACTGCTATACAAGGCAGGCCTGCGCATCATTCCACGGCCCGACAAGCTTGAAACGTATCAGCGCAACGAGCTTGAAAAAGCACAAGGCGTTATACAGTTAACTGGTAGTCCAATACTGACTGTCAATGAAGCGCGTGACATGATGGGGTATGGCCCAATTCAGCAAGCGCCAATGAATATTGATGACAAGTTTGATGAGCCACAAGAGACAATTAACGCAACTGCACCGGCCTTACGTGAGGAGTCACCCACGTCACCGGTGAGTCAGCAGATTAATGGCCAGTCTGCAAAGCAACTTGATTTGATGCGATGGAAGCACAAAGCCATCAAGTCGCTGAAGTCAGGGAAATCCCCATCAGTGCGATTTGATAGTGATGAAATACCATTTGCCGAAAAGAAGTTACTTGAACAACTTCTAATTGGCCAAGACGTACATGCGGTCAAACATATTTTTGATTCATTCAAACGTGCACCTGGCGAGTCACTAACAGATGATGAGCAGCAGCTGTATGACATCCTCGTTAAGGCAATGACTAAGATTCGCCGCGAAGCGATGGCAAGCGGTCGCACATTAAATGCTGAAGAGTTTGCGCAAAAGCTTGGGGCAGAAGTTGCAAGCGCATTGCGTTTGACGATGAATACAACATATCAACAATTGATTGCCGAAGCTGTTAGTCGCCTTGGCGTTGGCGTTGATCCACTAGAACTTGCGCTTGCAATTGCACCCGAGTGGGATTCATATGTTGACAATCGACGCAAGCAAATTGAAGATACAACACGTCGATATTTGGCAATGTATGTTGATAGCACTACGACTGATAGTGTAATTGAGCTAGCCTTTGGCAATCGTCGTGCCGAGGTAATCGCAATCACCGAAAACACAAATAGCCAAGCAATGGTTATTATGAAGTTGCAGGAATTACTGCAGCAGATGGGTGTTGCGACAAAGCTTATTTGGATTACTGCGCAAGATGAGCTTGTATGCACGAAATGCCGTCCGTTTAATCGCACATCGCAGGATGTATGGAAGGTGCCACCACCTCTGCATCCATATTGCCGATGCACGCTAGTGCTGGAGCGCGCATGAAAAGCAGAGTTATCGTCACGCCACTCTTAAAGCGTATGATACGATCGGCGCAAGGCGACAATTATGGCAAAAAGTTTCAGCGATTCGTTGATGATTTGCTGTATTGGCTTGCAAAAGAAGGCCGTGATTTCGTATCTAAATATCCACGTGCCAAAATACGGCGCCCAGGCAAGCCATACTGGATGCGTGGAATTGGCTTGGTGCGTGACACCAAAAAGGGGTTGAAGATATACGAGCCATCACAGGTGCTAAATGCTCGTTGGGCCATCACAAAACTTGGTAGATCGTACATGTTGTACAATACTGCCACATACAGTGGACTTGTGCACTTCAGCAAAGTGCAAGCAAGAGTGCATAAGATTCACAAATGGCGCACTGAGCAACAAATGTATCGGTTTCTTATTGGTCGAACAAAGCGACAGATTGGCACAATGAAGCAGATTATAGGTGCACTATGACTGAAGTTTTAATACGAAACGGAACAATAAAAACATTGCCAAATCTTGGCATTGTTCCATATGATTCCTCATACAGTCAAACTGCATGGAATGGAATTGAATTAAGTCTATATACGTTTTATTATGGACTTGGACAGTATTACATAAAATTCTTTGAGGGATCGCAACTTGTCAGTCCTGAAATGAATGCCATATATCCATACAATCAAAGTAATATTGCGTGGCCAATGTACACTCTTGATGGCAATACAAGACAAAACACATCACTATCTCCACTGTATAGAGGATATGGGTATGTGTTTCACGCCATAGAATTGACACAGCCATCGTTTACAAGCATTCTTTCATTATCATATACACATAACTCATTTGGCGATGGAAATATTGTATATACAATTGTTGATATGCAATTGCAAAATGTTTCGGGCGTTTTTACGATGCGATGTCGCGCACGAAATAAATATGTAAATGTGCGACTTGATGGATGGAATCAGTATGAAGTGCATTCATGTACTGCAACAATTTCAGTTCAAGGCGCTACGTATACTGTTATGTTTTTTATTGATACAGTGCTTGCAACAACTATTACGTTTGACAGTACCGACAATGGTTATACATCATACAACTGGCCAAATACTGCGTCATTTGACACGTTTTATATGAAGTGGGCTAACATTCCATCATATCCAGACATATCAACGACTTATCCTGGTTATAGCGAAATAAGTGTGGCATTTATTGCAGGATGGACAATGACAAGTGCAAGTTTGTTTACTGAATCAAATTATGCGTCTCTTGTTGATTTGTGTATTAATAGATATGGATTGTCTCAATCAACTGATTGCGTTGAGGTTGCATCCGGCGAGTTGTCAACAGCACGATTTGGGTCGTCAACATTTAATGGCACATTTTATATGTGGTAAGGAGTGATCAATGGGTACTTGGAACACGCCAACTACTGTGGCGACTGGAACAAATCTTACATCGGCGCTTTGGAATGATCAACTTGGCGCGGATGGAAGTCTGCAATGGTTGTATGATCAAACTCGCGCAACGATTGCGGTTTCGAAGTCAACAAATACCGCATTAACTGCCGGAACTGCGTACACATTTGTGTGGGACATTTTAGATGTTCAAGCTGCAAATATGCGGCAAAACATTGCGTTGCCATCATTCCCCACAACGCAAATCACATTACCAAGTGAAGGCACGTACATGGCAACATTATATTTGCGATACAGCGTAGCTGCAAGCATGCTTGTCACTTTTTCAACAACGATTCCGCATCCCGTTGACATTACAATGCGCGCAAATACAGGAACAGCGGCAACGGCAATTATTTATGCCACAGCAAATAATACTACACTGACCGTTTCTGCGACGCCGACTGTCAACGGAAATATAACATACACAACAAATTTCCCAACACAATCCTTATTTATCACAAAGGTTGGTTGGTAATGAAGTACAAAGCACCTGCCGCTGCCCGAGAGGCAGCAAGGCGTGCGCTTGAAGTGCGTGCCGAAAAACCACCAAGTGAGCGTGGCATGATGGCAACTGGCCTTGCTCGTGCACGTCAACTAATCAATAACGACGATTTTACCGAGTCCGACATTCGTACAATGTACGCATGGTTTCGTCGCCATGCAGTTGACAAGCAAGGAAGTACTTGGGGTGATCAAGGAAAGGGGTGGCAAGCTTGGCACGGATGGGGCGGCGATTCTGCATTTTCTTGGGTATCTCGTATTGTTCGACAACTTGATGCGCAAAAGGCTGTACAGGTAAAGCCGTACTTTCGAGATGGCGAGATTGTACAAGGATATTCTCGGACAGGACGACGACGCAATGAACCAACGCCAGCCACACGCGGGCCTGACGTTGTTCCAGAGCAAGTGCAATTTCCTGCCTTATATCGTCGCGCACGACGCATGGCACGGCAAAAATATGACACATGGCCAAACGCATCGGCAACAGCGTATATGATTAGTGCATACGAGAAGCTGGTTAAGGCACGTGGCGGCAAGCCATATCGCACTACAAAATCACTTGAATCTGCCGTGCGTGGTGTGATATTGTATTCACAAGATGCAACAAAGAGCGACAAGCTAGCGCATCTTGCTGATGATAATCAGTGGTTTATACAGCAGTGGATTCAGTTGTCGGATAACGTATCAGTTCCGGCAGGATGTGAGGATGCAAATGTTGAGTGAAAAACAAATCGCAATTGCCGATTCACTGAACGCCATCGTAACGCGCTTTGGCCCATTTGAGCAAGGCGACGATGCAAATGGATGCGATTATCGCGATGGCGAGTCTAATCAAAACCATGCTGGAAAGTGCTGTGCTGAATGTGTGTTTTATCGTGGTGGTGGATGTTCAATCGTCAATGGCACTGTTGACGCAATGGGTATCTGTCGTTTTTGGGTTATTTCAGATCAAACGCTTGAAGAATCCGAATACGAGGACGGCATGGAATCTGATGACGCAAGTGCCGAAACGGAAACAGATGAGTACGAAGATGAAATGAAAGCAGTGCTATCAACAGCGCAGCGAAACAAGCTTCCTGACTCAGATTTTGTATTTCCGAAAGAACGATCATTTCCAATCGTTGACGCATCAGACGTGCAGGATGCGGTTTCAAGTTGGGGTCGCTATCGTGGTGCTGAATCATTTGAGACATTTAAGAAACGCCTAACTGCACTTGCCAAACGTAAAAACTTTGGTGATGCACTTCCTGATTCTTGGAAAACTGATGAGATGGCAAAATCACTCCCATCGTATGCTATCAAGTCTGTTTCTGCTGAGGAGCAAACATATCGAGGTCTCGGGATTGTGTTTGGTGGCCGTGACTTGGTTGGCGATCAATTCACCAAGATGACCGACATTGGCGCAAGTAGGCCATTTGAGGGCATGGAGTTGTATTACAATCATGCTGATGAGCTTCCTGAACCAATCGGCCATGTCACGAAAGCCGACATTGACGAGGCTGGAGTCTGGTTTGAGTTTCAATTATCGAAGCGACACAAGTACATTGAGAAAGTGCGCAAGTTAATTGAGATTGGTGCACTTGGTTTATCGACCGGTGCACTTCCACATTTGGTGATTCGAGATACAGGTGAGCTTAAGCGTTGGCCGGTGGGTGAGTTATCAGTCACACCACATCCAGCGGAGCCACGAACGCTCGTTCATACCAAGTCCGTTGATGATGAATCACCTAGTGATGCATTGCCATCTGGGCCTGTAATCGTATTTGTAAGAGGAAAGAGCAATGGACGTAGTTAATTTAGACGAATTGGCAAGTAAGGTTGCCACCAACCTCAAAGCCGATGTGATGGCACAGTTGCTTAACGATCCAATCGTTGCACGTGCTGGTGTAGTGACGCCTGATGGTGGAACGAAGGACAAAGAAGTTAAGAACTTTGCCGACTATTTGGCTGCAGTTATTCGTAGCGACACGAAGCGCTTGGAGTCAGTTTACGAGGTAAAGGCGCAAGTTGAGTCTAGCGCAACGAGTGTTGGGTACATGATCCCACCTCAGTATGCCTCGGAGATTCAGGGCATCGCTGTTGAGGAGTCAATCATTCGCGGTGGCGCAACGGTACTTAATCCAACTGCTCCCGAGTGGAAAGCGCCACGCATGGATCAAACCATTGCACCTGATGGCAGCTCAGCATTCTTGGGTGGCGTTAAGTTGTATTGGACGGCAGAAGCCGCAAATATTCAGTCAACGTCAGTCAAGTTTGACCAAATTGACCTTAAGGCACATAAGCTCGCTGCATACATGCAAGTCACCTCAGAAGTGTTGCAGGATGCTCCGGCACTCAGTGGCATGTTGACTCGACAGTTTGGTTTGGCCAAGGCGTGGTTTGAGGACTACCACTTCTTGCAAGGTAATGGTGTTGGTAAGCCACTTGGCATCTTGAATGCGCCGGCCACCTACTCGGTTACTCGACAGACATCAACTGACTTTACATTGCAAGACGCCACCAATATGTTGGCACGCTTGCCGGCATCGTCAAAGCGTCGTGCGGTGTGGATTATCCATCAGTCAGTTGAGCCAAAGTTGATGGCCATGGCAACAAGTGGCAACTTTGTCACCTTCTTGCCAAACTTGCAAAACGAGCCAGTGATGCGCTTGCTTGGCCGTGAGGTTATGTTCACGGAAAAGATTCCAGAGCTTGGCACTGCTGGTGACGTGTTGCTTGTTGATCGCAGCAACTACTACATCATGGATCGCCAGGGCACCACCGTTAGTACGTCGGATGCGCCTGGATTCTTGACTGATGAAACGACCATTCGCATGACGTCGCGTCTTGATGGCCAGCCGGCACTCAATGACAAGATCACGTTGGCAAGTGGCACGTATCAGGTTTCGCCATACGTGAAGTTGAGCTAGGAGGAAGTTCATGGCTATTTTTACTGAGCGATTGTCACAATCGCTTGCAGTTGTTGGCACGATTGATCCCGCGTCATACAATGCGCAAACTAATTCTGACGGCGTTGACATGCGATTGTTTCGCCGTGTAATGTTTGTTATTTCGGCCGGTGCCATTGGCAACAACACTGTTGCTGCCGTGATTAAGGGTGGCAACGACAATAGCACGTTTGCCACAACGTTGACTGGCAAGTCGTTAAGCGCAAACACCTTTAGTGGTAGTGGCGATAATAATTCGCAAGCAATCATTGAGGTGATGGCCGAGGAGTGTGCTACGCAAGACGTGCGTTACATTCGCTTAGAATTAACTCCAAGTGGCGCATCGCACTTGTCAGCTGTCGCACTTGCCGGTGTTGCACGATACGAGCCTGCTGTTGACTATGACTTGGCGAGCGTTGAGCAAATTGTAGCGTAGGAATATCATGAAACTGTTTCTCTTTATGCCACGAATGCGAACATTGGGGAAAGTGCATAAAGCACTATGGGATGCGCGACAGGCATGGGGTAAGCCACACATGTATGTGGAATATCAATGCGATCAGCCATTTGAGGATGGATATGATAACGTCACATACTTGTATGAGAAGGCAAGACAACAGTTTTTGAAAACCGATTGCGATGCATTTGTGAGCATCGAGGATGACATTGTCATCCCGAGTCATGCGCTTGGCGCGTTAGCAGATGTCAAGAAGGATGTTGTTATGGGAGTCTACTGCCTTCGTCAAAAACCAAACTACCGATGGAATGCATTTCATCGAGTGCGTGATGACGAAGGCATGTCGCTCACGGAGCACAACCCAAATACATGCATTACATTGTGCGAACAACAAAACATCTATCCAGTGGAGGGTGTTGGACTTGGCCTCTCAATGATTAAGCGACATGTGCTTGAAAAATTGGCATTTGAGCGACGTGGTGCTGCGTGCAATGACTGGTATTTCTCAACTGATTGTCAAAATAATGGCATTCAGCAATACGCGCACTTCGGAGTTTTATGTGGACACATTATGATTGATGGCACTCGGCGTGTACTATGGCCCGATCCACGTGGCTACAATTTGCATCGCGAGGAATTATTCTAATGGCCTATGCAACGCTGCAACAGTTAAAGCGACGGTTAGATATTGCTAGCAACGAAACACGCGATGACGACATCCTTGCGGAGTTTCTTGCCGAGGCGCAAAATGTTATTGATTTGGCAACAGATCGCACGTTTGAGGCGGCATCTGATACCACACGACGATTTGACGCTGTGCAATATCAAGACTATCTATACTCAATGAATCGCATGTACACGATGTACTCATACGAAAACTACGCCGATAGCAGGGTGTTGTGGTTTGACAAATATGACATTTGCCAAATTACGCAAATTCGCAACGGCGACGGAACAATTGTGAGCGCATCGGATTATGTGACATTGCCAATAGATATTACGCCATACTTTGGCGTGCGCTTGAAGCTTGATGCAGATGTGACATGGACATGGGATAACTCTCCAGACGCTGCAATTGAGGTTACCGGTCGATGGGCATATAGCGTCACTGCGCCACTAGCGATACGAAATGCGACGTTGCGTCTTGCAATGCATTTTTATCGTCAGAAAGACAACTCATACGAAGTGTCAGAAACATTGACTACGAATGCGCTTATTCAGATTGACGATCTACCACGAAGTGTGCAGCGAATTATTGCCAACTACAAAAGGATTGTGGCATGAGTTATCTTGTTGATGATGTAATTTCAGCAGTCGCATCTATGAGCGTAGCCGGAATTACTGCAAAGTACAATACTGACTTGAAGTCAAGTGTGGAAACTGCATTCATGCCATATCGTTTTATTACGCACCGCAATGCCGGAGCAAGCACTGGAGAGTATGATCGAGACACGTTAAATGGGCCACATTACATTGCGTCGTTTCGCATTACCGACATTTGCCTGTTTCGAGCTGTGGCGCAAGGCATTAATGAGGGGACGATTTCAGGCGCAATATACAACTACATGAATGAATATCTTGCAGCAGTGCGTAGCATTGCCACGGATAAATACATGGTTGTAGCATGCGATTTGGAATCTGACTTGTATGAATATCCGATTAGTAGTGGAAAATACTACGACACGGTTATTGCATCGGTCACAATTGGTCTTGTAAATTAGGAGGCTGTTATGGCACAAACAAGTGGTGCAGTAGCTCAAGGTATTGCACGTATTGAAGTAAGCTTCAACAAAACCACATGGCACAACATCGGTGGAACCTCGCAATCAGTCACTGGCGCCGATCAAGAGCGTCAGGTTGGTGATGCGTACACGGTCGAAGGTGATACCGCGGTGGCTTCTCCAGGTAAGCGCACGCCAATGGACTTGGAGTTCAACATCCTGTACACTGAAATCAGCACTGAGGCATATGAGCTTATTCGTGCGCAATTCGAGGATGCTGATACAGGCTCTGTTATCTACGTGCGATACGTGCCAAAAGGTGGTACGGCTGGAGCAAATGCAATGTATCGTACGCCAATCTTGGCAAACACGATGCCGGCACTTTTGACGAGTTTCCGTTATCCAATGTTTGACGCAAGTACGGCAGGTCCGATTATGAGCATGTTTCGTGTTCATACGCCGTATCTTGAAAAGACATCGGCAAGTAACACAAGCGGAGGGAGTGGTACCTAATGTCTGAAGAAGCCAAAACCGAGTTTTTGTACAAACTCAAACGCGATAAGCTGACCATGAAGGATATGAAAATCTTTTGGCAGATTCGCAAGGGGAAGGTGGGAGATGACGAAATCTACGATTGGCTAGATCAAATGGTAGAAGGGGGTGTTGCACACATCCCCTACTCCCAATTTAGCGAAGTGTTTGCGCAGATTTTTATTCAGTTTTACGAGCTTGAAAATCCCAAAGATGCTGAGGGAAAAGTCTCGAAGTCCGCGTGATGGCGCACCTTCACACGGGCGAACCGGCGCCATATGAAATGCTCATACTTCGGCTGTGCAGAGAGTTTAGCTGTCTGCCGAGTGCGCTCGAAGCCGAAAAATGGGAACATATTGGGCCATTACTTGTGTGTATGGCTGCTGAGTCAAAGGTAAGGGAGTTTCACCGATGACAGAACAATTTCGCGTTGAGTTTATTGGTGATAACAAACTATCGGCAGTATTAGCTCGTGTGTCTCGTGAATTGGAATCAGTGTACACACGAGCTGGTACTGCGGTAAACTCAATCACAGCACTCAATGGCGCAATGAGTGGCAGTAGAGCAACAACACTATCGCAAGATGTGCGTGCCATGAGCACATCGCTTAAAAGCATTCAGAATGTCTCAATATCAAAGATAATTGGCCAGTTTGCAACGTTTGAGCGTCGCACATCGGCCGTGGCGCGCAACCTTGCAGCAATTGAAAACTCATTGCGCAACATTAGCCAAATGCCAAATGTAACACCAAATATTCAAGTGCCACAACAGCCTAGGGTGGGAGGCGGTGGTGGTGGCGGTGGTGGCGGTGGCGCAAACTTATCGGCGTTTCAAGAGTTTGAGCGATACCTGCACATTTTCAAC